CAGGGCATGGCCGTAGAGATCGCGCAGGGCCTCGCGCTCTTCGCGCTCGGCGGCGTCGAGTTTCCGCAGCTTCAGCATCTCGTTGAAGGTTTTGATGTCGAAACCGGCGGCCTTGACCTCCGTTTTGACCTCCTTGATGTCCTCGGAGATCGTGGCCTTCTCTTCCTCCAGCCGCTCGACGCGCTCGATATACGAGCGAAGCTGACCGGCAGCGACGGAGTGGGCATTGCCACCACCGCCAATGTCGGGCGTGTCGGATGCGGGCTTGGAGGCCGGGGGTTCCTTTTTGGCGGCTTCCGCCTTGGGTGCCGGATCGGCTTTTTCCGGGGCATCTGCCTTTTTCGCATCCGTTTTTGCGGCGGTTTCCGGTTTCTTCGCCGGAGCGGTGGCGGCCTTCTTTTCGGCCTCGGGTTCGCTCTTGGTGTCAAACAGTTCGTCGGCCATCTGGCCCTCCTATGTTGGGGTTGGAGACGGCGGCCCGGTGTAGGTCGCCGTCGTTCGTTGCTTCCTACAAAGCGGGCGAAGTCAGTCGACCAGTTCCCGCTCCAGCCGTCCGAGGGCGTCCATAGCGGCGGCGATCCGGCGATCAGCCTCCTTGCCGTGAAGCAGCAGGTTGCCGATGGAGCCGCCCGGTGCAGAGGTTTCGCCAGCCGTCGCCCCGTTTTCCGGCACCGGGCCGAGAAGCGCGTCATGCAGGGCCTGGACACGGGCGGCGAGGCTTTCCGCCAGCGCCATGTGGTCGTGCAGCTTCTTGACGCTGCTGACCTTCTCGATCCGTCCGAGGGTTGCGCCGGTCGTGCGCGGTTCGAAATTTTTGCGCAGTTCCCGGTCGAGTTCTTTTTCGAGGTTCATGGTAATTCTCCTGATAGGTTGGGGTCGTCGGGTTCAAGACAATGGCCTTTGTAGGCCATTGTCTTTCGTCATTTCCTACACTTCAGCCAAAAAGACCGGCGGCTCCGTCGCCCTTTTTCGTCTCCTTGGCTGCATCGTCGCCGTCGTCCTCGATCGTCTCGAAGTAGTCGTCGGGGTTCGGGCCGCCGCTGCCGCCGAGAATTTCGGTGCCCTCGGCGTTCTTCACGACCTGGACCAAGGAAATGCCGAAGGAGATGCCCTTCCCGTTTTCCTTGTTCTCCCAGGTGAAGGCGTTCACCACCGCATAGACCTTGGAGCCGGAGCGGCAATCATCGGCCTCGAACACGGGGTTCCGACGCTTGTCGAAGACCTTCGGCTTGAAGTCCTCGCCGGAGACGCAGCGGATGAACGTGTGGCCGGGGAAACCGGCGTGCGGTTCGCCCGTCTGCTTGGAGCGGCCCTGCTTCCCGTCGCCGTCGAGGAACGGGTTCTTGATGGTCTCGCTCTTAATCATGTCCTTGGCCTTGTCGCCCCATTCGGCGACGGCGGCTTCGAGCGCTGCGTTCTGCAACGCGGACAGATCGGTGCCCTTCGGGAAGAGCAGCGAGCAGCCGTAGTTCTTCTTCCCGTTGTCACGGTCCATCGTCTTGAACAGCGTGTGGGAGAAGGCGACGGTCGCCAGCGGGGTCTTTACGTCTTCTGATCTCGCCATGATTAAATCCTTTCCTAGTCGAGAATGTCGAAGTGCTGGTGGACGGCAGGCGCGACCGCCTGACGTGCGGTCTTGTCAGCGCGAACAAGGTTCGTGCCGTTCGAGGGGGCCGAGGATAGCCCGGAGATTTCCGCAATGGCCTCGGTCGCCTTCAGCTTGGCCAGTTCCGCCCTGATCTGCTTGGGAGTGCGCAGCTTCGGGTCGTTGTAGATTTTGGCCGAGGGAACGCCCGCGCCTTCGGCGATTTTGGCCGCCTTGGCGTCAACGCCGTCGTTCCATTTCTCCCGCCCCTGCTTCGGGACGAGCACATAGTTGGGGATTTCGACGCCGGTCTCTGCCTGCTCGTGCCAGTAGGCCCGCACTGCGTTGATCCAGTCCGAAATCATGTCGGCGGCGTCGAGAAGCTGCGCCGCGCGTTCCGGCGACAGCATGTCCGGCGTGTTGGAGAGCCGAGGCTGGTCGAAGTCGTCGAACCAGACACCGGCAGCATCGAGCGCCTTCTGTTCCAGCGCCGGGCAGAAAGCCGCCGCCTTGCAGAATTTGCAGTGATCTCCGGCGGTCAGGTATTGCGAATACCAGCCCGCCAGATTGCCGGAAGCCTGGGCGGCCTGAAGGGCCTCTGCGGCTTCTACCGACCTGTGCATCGCCGCCACCAGTTCGGTCGTCCATTCGATCAGATCGGCGACGTCGAAGGTCTCCGACCGGATACGGCCATCCTTGTGGCCTGCCCTGGGCTGCACGATGGTAACTTTGATGCGGGCGACCTTCAGGCCGGGGTTCGCCAGCATGGCGCCGAGCGCATATGTGCGAAGCTGCGGATTGCCCTTCACTTCGACAATGACGCCGCGGCCACCCTTCAGGTCGACCACTTCGAGAAGACGCTGATCGGCGCAATAGATGACAGCATCGGCTGTCCCGCCTGCGTCGAACGGCGGTTCGAGGCTGTCGAGCGTAAATTTCTGCTCGACCTGCAAGATGGAGGCCGGGTTAACGCCCTTGGCGGCGCTGTCGATGGCCTTCTTCCGGCAGTAATCGACAAAGATTTGGGCGGTTTCCGCCATCTCTTCGTCAACCTCGAACTCGTACTTCTTCCCGCGCCGAACAGTGCCGATGAACTCGTCGGCCTGCCTGCCTTCACGAAGGCAGATTTCGGCGATCTCGTGCGCGCAAGTGCCCCAATCGGCGGCCTCGTTCGTGCTCTCCGGCAGATCACGAGTGATCGCCAGAGCGCCCGAGCATTGCCAGTTCCGGTCGGTGGCCGACGCGGACCATGTGGCGTGATCGCGAGCAGCGTGCTTAGCCATCGGACGGCTCCGGCTCGTGGTCGTCAACCACGTCAAGACCGTCCAGCACGAGCAGCGGATCGACTTCACGCAACAGACCGGCGATAACCTGGCCGGTGCCGACGTGCGATCCGGGTTCAACCTTGTCGGCCAAACGTCCGATCACGTCGCCAAGGCTCTGCACCTGGATCGAGTATCCACGCTTCACGTATTTGATGACGCGAAGCATGGACCCGCCAGCTTCTTCCTCGCGGATCGGGTTCGTGTAGACGAGGCGGCGACCCGCCAAATCGACATAGAACCCATCTCCGACCTGCGAACGCCACGGGCTGTTCGACTGGTTTCCGGCCCGCCAGATAGCCGCCTGGCAGACCGTGAAGTCGAAGGAGTTCACCAAGTCCCGAGCGTTTTCGAATGTCCAGCGCGTGATGAACTGCACTGGAAGCCGGTCAGGCGTTAGAAGCGTGATGGCGTTCTTCGACTTGTGAACCTTTGACCCCTCCCGACATGAGGCCAAAATCGAGGCAACAGCGTCGAGAAAGTCTGCATCGGGACCGAACAGATCGATGTCACTCGGGACTTCTCCGGCTATTGTAGCGCGGATGAACCCCCCGCCGAGAAACAGCTTTCCATGGTTCTCGGAGAGAATATCCCGAATGTCGCGTGGCAAACGCTGGACCACATACCGAAGGTCGTTTGCCGTCAGCGTTGCCCTATCCATTTGCGGCCTCCGTCCATGCAGCGATGGCCTTGCGCAACGTGTCCTGATCCGCACTCATAAGGAGCGACAGCTTCCAGAACTCGTTGCCAGCCGGGGGCTTGCCAAGAGCGCCCTCAAAGATGCCCGGACCCGACTTCTGGGCTTCCGGCATCCCCTTCTTCTCCACGAAGGCGTTCATGGCCTCGCGCAGATCGTCGATCGTGGCGGTATCTTCGTCACGACCAGCGTCCGCTTCGGCCTTCTCGTCGACGGCATCCTGCGGATTATCCGGGTCGCGCCGGTCTTCGGGCGAGGCCGAGATGTTGGCCTGTTCGCCGCCCTGGCCGTCGAGATGCTGACGGATTTCGGCGCTTACGGCGGCGTGGCCGCGATCAGCGATGGCCGCTTCCAGCTTCGCGACGGGGACACCGGCCTTTTCGGCGAGTGCGGCAACCGCGTCGTCCTCGGCGATTTCCTCCTTGGTCCGGCGGGACTTCCCTTCGGGAGCCTTGCCGAACTGGCGGAACGGCCCTGCGGCATCGTCGGTGACAGCCGCCTCTTCGGCGGGTGCCTGGGCGGTCGTGTCGCCCGTGACGGCGGGTTCCGCCTCCGGGGGACGACGGGTTTCGGTCGCGGAGGCGGTTGTGCGGCCCCGTGCCCGGTCGTTGCTCTCGAAATCGACGAGCGAAAGAATTTCGCGGACGACTTCCTCGGCGTTTTCGCCGGTGATGGTGAGTGTGATAGGCAAGGTCAGTCTCCTTTCAAGACTTCTCGGATGGCGCTCCATTTGCGGAGCAGAACTTCCTCCAGGGCCTCGTCGATCGAGCCTGCGAGGACTGCCACGCGCACGCGGGGGAACCCCGTTTGCGTGTAGTTCGTGATGCGTTTCGACATCTGGGCCATGTCCTTCGGCACCAGCGACGTCTCGACGAAAAGGAGTTCGGATGCGGACGACAGGTCGATGGCCTCGCCAGCGGCCTGTATCTGGCCGACGAACACGCGGGCGGCCTTGTCATGCAGGAAGCGCTGTTCTGCCTCGCCGCGTTTGTCTGCCGACGTCGCGCCGTCAATTCCGACAACGCCATACGAAGCAAGGCCGTCTTTCAGGATTTGGCCGACCTCCGTGTGCCAGTGAGCGAGCACGATCTTGTCGAGACCGCCGTCGAACTCGTCTTTCACCGCCTGCACGACGGCGCGGGCCTTCAGGGCGCCGGTATGGCGGCGCAGCGGCCCCAACTCCATTTCGAGCAGCTTGGTCTCTCCGGCGCGCGCTGCGGCCAGTATATTCGTCCGGTCCAGATCGCCGTCGGCCTCCTTCAGCATCCGCGCCGAGACGGTCAGCGGGAAGGTCTCATAGACGGGCTGGCGGATACCGACATCGGCCTGCGTGCGCCGGAGCATGAAGTCGCCGAGCCGGGCGCGCAGTTCCTCCAGGTTCCGACCACCGACGACGACGGGTATCTTGCGGAAGCCGCGTGGCAGAGCCTTCATCCGCACGACGCAGTAGCGGTGCAGGAAATCGGGGTATTTCGTGACATCGGGGAAACCGGAGAACGCGCGCAGGCGATCCGGGCAAAGCGCCCGCATCATCGGATACAGATCATTCGGGGCATTCGGTATCGGTGTTCCGGTAAGCGACCATGTGCCGAGACCGTGATTGAAAAGAGCCGTGTCGACGGCCAGCCCGAGACCGTCATCATAGGGCGTGCCGTACACTGCCTGGGTGCGTTTCGCCTCGAAGTTCTTGGCGTTATGCCCCTCGTCGAGCAGGATGCGGTCCCAACGACGCTTCATGAGTTCGTTGCGCACCAGCGGGTTCGCGACATCGCCCCACGAGATGATGACGCGCGGAGCCTTTGGCAACTTGGCGCTCGATCCAGCCATAACGGTTGCAGGCATGGAGAAGGCCGACCACTGCGGCCAGGCGCGCGACCAGACAGGACGGCCCGACGCGGTGGTGACGGTGAGAACTGTTTCAGCCAGCGTGTCGTCGCAGGCCATGATCGCGGAACCCGTCTTGCCGACGCGCGGATCATCGGCCAAAAGCGCGTGTTGCCGGTTCGATAAGAACCGGGCGCCTTCTATCTGGACGGGAAAAGGAGTGAGCACGAAGCGTTCCTCATAAAAGCGATGGTAGCGAGCGAAGCGATAAAAGTTGGAACTTGTAGGTCGTTACTTTCGACTTAACCTACATCTTTGTCAAGCGGAGGGACGCCATTAACCTCGGCGCCGGTGAGCGAATATCCGATCAAATCGACGAAGCTGTCCCGATGGTCGGGCGTCTCGCACAGCCGCGCTTCCTTCATCAACCGCATGAGCGGCGACACGTCCGCGGCGGTCAGGTCGATAGGGCGGCCCGTGTTCTCGAAATAGGCTTTCCAGAACCGCGCGATCCGCTCGAAATTGTTCTCGGGCGTGCCGTAGTTCGCCCGGCGCGCGCCGGTCACGATCCGCTTCGCCTCGTCGGCCAATTCCACCTTAATGTCGGTCGTCATGCGAAAATTCCCTGTTCGTCGATTTGTCGGACGCGAATTTCCATACGAGGCTGTTCGCTGTAGAATTTGCGAACCCGGCCATCGACCACCTGGGCGTCATCAACCCAGACGATCAGGTTCAGAGCGTCCAATATCTTGGCGTAGTTGTCGAAATCGGGCTTTTTCGTCGGCCTGATCTCTCCGGCCAACGCCGCGGCCCGGAACTTTTTCGGCTTGCTTTTGGCCACCGCGACGAAAACGTGGACGTCGACCTCCAGCGCGCCTTCGAGCGGGTTTCTGCCGTCCATGACGTGCTGCGCCGCGAGCGCAAGGCGGCTCTCATAGTTCACCGTGCGCTCGGACGTGTAGGCGTGACCGGAGCGTGTCATACGGACACGCTCCTTGCCCATCGGTGGCCCCGCTAGGACGATTTCGATCACGGTGCTGCTTTCGTGTCGGCGCTGTTGTAATGTGCCATCTGTTGCAGGCAACGACGACGAAGGAGAGGCCAGTCGGTGTTGAGCGCGATAGTTTCGATTTCCTCGATCGCGCTCTGCATAAGAGCCGGATCGGCAGTAGACCGCTTCAGGGCATTAATCTCGCTCATTGCATCCCAGAACCAGCGGGCTTCCTGCTCAAGCAAAGACATCTTCCTCTCCTTTCACATAACTCGACATGCACACCGGCGACCCTCCTTCGCGTTCGAGAACGATCAGCAGGACCGGCCACCACTCGGCGGGGATGCTGTCCCGTGCGAACCACTTCTTGACGGCCTCTTTGTTGGGCGTCTGCGGCCAATGCTGACCGACAATGGCCACAACGCCATCCGGGGAGCCGAAGTTATGGTTAAGGAAGCGAGCCGTCGGGAAGGTCATTGTCGGGTCTTGTAGGTTAAAATCGGATATGTCGGACTATGGTAGCCAACTTGTCCCTTGTCAACATACAATTTTAACGACATTTTGTCTTGACTGTCATGCAGGTGGATGCTAGGTGTCGGACATAATGTTGTGTTGAAGGGTGAAAGCGATGGCCAACAAGGTCCGAACCCACATTTTGTCAGACGCGCCTACCGACAAGAAATTGACGCCTAAGCATCTGACAAGACAGGAGTTTGCGAAGAGAGTTTACCAGCTTATGCTCGGCAAAGGCTGGAACCAGAGTGAATTGTCCCGACGTTCCGGCCTACCGCGCGACAGCATATCGGTCTACATGCGGGCGAAGTCGCTTCCGACGCCGGTCAACCTACAAAGGCTGGCATCTGCTCTCGGCGTTGCGCCGGAAGAACTGCTGCCGAACCATCTGGAGAGCGCGATCGACGAGGACAATCCGTCCTTCGAGATACGGTCGCCGCAAGGTATGCCCTCGAAGGCATGGGTGCGCGTAAATCGTCTGGTCTCCATGAGCACCGCGACAAAGATCGCGGAACTGCTCGAAGCCGACAATGCTGCTGACTGAAGCAGAGGTTGCTGCTCGCCTGCGGTGCAGCACGTCGAAGATCAAGAGGCTGCGCCTTAGCGGCAAGCTGGCCTACATTCCGGGCCGCCCGGTCATGATCGACGAAGCGGACCTGGCCGAGTATCTGGAGAGTGTGAAATGTCGACCCCAAAACTCAAACGCGAAGCCAACGGCTACTATTACGCAAAATGGAGCGTCGGAAGACGATCGAAGCGCAAGAGCATGGGCACTGCGAGCCGTCCTGACGCAGAGAAGCGCTTCGCGCAATGGCTCCTGCTAGACGGCCACCGCGGCGGCCCGGAGAACGAGGCCGCGTCGACGCTCACGGTGGCCGACTGCTGGCAGGTCTACTATTCCAAGCACGTCGAGAAGAACGTGTCGAACGTCGCCACCCAGGATCAAAGCTGGAAAAATTTGCAGCCGCACTTCGGCGGCCTTCTCGTGCCCGAAGTGTCGCAAGACGCGATCGACAGCTACCTACAAAAACGGACAACGGGACGGCTCGGGCGCCGCGTGAAACCGGCTACGGTTCGCCGCGAGTTGTCGGCGCTCGTCGCCTGCCTGAATTTCTGCGCGAAGCCGAAGCAAAAGCTGATCTCGCCGTCGGCCATCCAGCCGTTCGATCTGCCGGAGGCCAGCGAGCCGCGCGACCGTTGGCTGAAGCACGACGAGATACAGCGGCTGCTGAACGCCGCCAGTGCGCTCCGGCGCGGCAAGGCCCTGTCGCGCGGCGAGCGCTTCTTGTGGATCGCGCTGGAGACCGCTGCGCGCAAACAGGCCGTGTTCGATCTGACCTGGGATCGGGTCGACTTCGAGACGAAAGTCATCCATTTTGAAGTGCCTGGACGCAAGCGGACCAAAAAGCGCCGCGTCTCGGTCCCGATCTCGGATGCGCTGCTGCCGGTGCTTCAACGCGCCCACGACGAGAGGACCAACGATCTGGTGATGACGAACAAGAGTTCGATCTGGTCGACCGTGCAGGTCATCGCCCTGAAAGCCGGTCTCGCCGATCCGCAGCCAAAGCGGAAGGCCGGAGAGAAGCCCAAGGCG